GTTTAGTGGTGTATTTATGTGGCTTGTAATGATTGGTTTAGCCATCGGATTCTGGGTGTTTATCTTCCGTAAAATGAATCCAGGTCAACAAGTTCTGAATATTGGTAAAAACAAAGCTTCGTTATATGATCAGCAAACCGAGACCAAAGTTACTTTCAAAGATGTAGCAGGTTTAGATGAAGCCAAAGCTGAAGTAGAGGAAGTGGTTGATTTCTTAAAAAGTCTAAAAGACGATCCAAACGGTTCTGGTGTTCAGGCAATCATTCCTGATAACAGTTTCATTCGCAGACGCTGGCGTTTCTATGACCTGTTTGATGCTGCCCCAGGCACATCAGATTGGGCCACTGCAAACGGTCGTGGTACTGGGGATGAACTCCATGTTTGTGTTTATGACACAACTGGTGATATCACTGGTTTCGACGTAGATGTTGCTGGTAACCGTACAAACGGTATTATTGAAGTGTTTGCCAACATGTCTAAGAACCCTGTTGCAAAGACTGCACAGGGTGGTGGTAACTACTATCCAGACGTTATCTTCCGTCAGTCTAACTACATCTACTGGATGGATCACACATCTGCTGGTACAAACTGGGGTACGGATACAACTTCAGCATACACTGCTGTCAATGCACCTGTTGTGGTTACTCTTACAAGTGGTACAGATGACTATTCAGTAACCGCTGGTGAACTTGCTCTTGCATATGACAAGTTTGCAGACACAGAATCACTTGACATCAACCTAGTTCTAGGTGGTCCAAGTTCTGCTGTTGCAGACACTAAGTCTGGACAGGACACTCATGTGACCATGATTACAGACCTAGTTGAGTTGAGAAAAGACTGTGTTGGTTTCGTATCACCATATCGTGCTGCTACAGTGAATGTTACATCTAACATCACACAGGCAGACAATGTGATTGATGCATTTGACCTCTGCCCATCATCATCTTACATGGTTTACGACAGTGGATACAAATACATTTACGACAAGTATAATGACGTATATCGCTTCGTTCCTCTAAATGGTGACACTGCTGGTCTTTGTGCATACACAGATGGTGTTGCAGACCCTTGGTTCTCACCCGCTGGTTTCAACCGTGGTAATGTTCGTGGTGCAATCAAACTCTCCTTCAATCCAACGAAGGCAGAGAGAGATCGTCTATACCGTGCAAGAGTTAATCCTGTAACGGACTTCCCAGGCCAAGGTGTGGTTCTATTCGGTGATAAGACTGCACTTTCAAAACCAAGTGCATTTGACCGCATTAACGTGCGTCGTCTATTCTTGGTTCTTGAGAAGGCAATCGCAACTGCTGCTAAGTTCCAACTCTTCGAATTCAACGATGAGTTCACTCGCGCACAGTTCCGTAACCTAGTTGAACCATTCCTTCGTGATGTCCAAGGCCGTAGAGGTATTACCGACTTCCGTGTAGTTTGTGACGCATCAAACAACACTGGTGAGGTGATTGACCGTAACGAGTTCATTGGTGACATTTACATCAAGCCTGCTCGTTCCATTAACTTTATTACACTGAACTTTATTGCCGTAAGAACGGGCGTATCGTTTAGTGAGGTAGGAGGTTAATCATGGCTAATATTGACGATTTCAAGGCAAACCTAATCGGTGGTGGTGCTCGTGCGAACCAGTTTCGTGTAACGATCACTCCACCACCTGGCATTGCAATTGGACTTGATGTTCGTAGAACCTCATTTCTAGTTCGTGCCTCCAACCTTCCTGCACAAACTTTGGGTGAGATTGCAATCCCATTCAGAGGCAGGAACATCTACATTGCTGGTGACAGAACTTTTGAAGAAACATGGACAACTACGTTCATGAATGACACAGACTTCATGATCCGCAATGCGATGGAACGTTGGAGTAACGGTATCAACGATCTTGCAGACAACACTGGTGTGATTGCTCCTGCTGATTATCAGACGGACCTCACAGTGGAACAACTTGATCGTGATGATACAGTGCTAAAGACATATATCTTTAGAAGTGCATGGCCAACAACAATTTCTGCAATCGAATTAACATCTGACACAGCAGATGCGATTGAAGAATTTGAAGTAACATGGAGATATCAACACTTTGAAGCTTCAGGCGTGAACTTCTAATTTAAACCTACTAAATAGTAGAAATTAGTAGGAGATATTATGGCACAACTTTTTGGGTTCCAAATTCAAAGAGCAACCAAAGAAGTAGAGGGTGGTGAAAAGACATTCACCACCCCTACTCCTGACGACGGCGCAATTGACGTTGCTGGCGGTGGTTTTTTATCGTCTGTACTCAACACAGACGGGCGTGAAAGGTCAGACATTGACCTTATTCGAAGATACAGAGATATCGCATTGCAGGCAGAGTGTGATGCCGCAGTTGAGGATATTGTAAACGAATCAATCGTAGCAAATACGAATGACGTTGCAGTACAAAT